TCTTTTTTCATAATATATTAATATGATGAAAAAAATAATGTATATTAGTTAATGATATGTATCTTAGTTAATGATATGTATCTTAGTTAATGATATGTATCTTAGTTAATGATAGAGTGTTGCTGCACAAATTCCTGTGCCAAATAACCAAGTGTTCCAAACATCGCGAGTCTTCCGTTAGACAATTCACGTTCTAGACGCGTATTAGAATACGAATTCTCAGATACCTTTAATACATTACCTGGTTGATAGTAATCTTCAAGCTTAAAATTCTCATTGGATGTAAATGGATTCTTCCATCCCGCACCCATCCGTGCTGATTCATAAAGAGCCATTGACAACCAAAATGGTGTCTGTTCATAAAGCGGCATATCTTTAAGATAATTAATCGCAAGTTTATCACTTGTCATATCAATAACAGGTAGTGCAACAGCAGCAATCATTGCTACACGACCATGCTGAAGTTCAGCCTCACGAAGATATTTAATAAAACTTTCATCATGTCTAAGGATACCGCTAGATAGTTGAAGTGGGTCAAAATAGTTGACAGGTTTAATATCGCCTACATATTTAAAACTCTTTACCTCAGGTTTGGTATATTGGAATCCACAAGCACTGGAAATAAATAAAGTAGACATGACAGCATAAATGAACGTACGCATAATAATACAAATTACGAGTATATCTTTAATATGATTTAATAATATTATACAACGATTTCTGTAGTTTCCAATAAGTTTATAAGTTTTGATACACGCCGTTTAATTTCACGAAGTTCAACCAATACATCATTTTTTTTCATATCGCTATCAGTTGGATCCTCAACAAATGATACTTTTTTTGATATGTTTATAGGTTGTATTTCGACGGGTGTATTTTCTATTTTAAGTTTATTCATAAAAGTATTTCCGACATTTTCAATTGTTACAGGAGTTTGAACAGCGTCGGCGAGTGGTGTTTCATAGTTTAATAGTGTGTCATTATTACGCATTTGTTGATATTGTTTTAATTTTTCAGTAATACTAGATTGTGTCTCTAAATATACAGGGTCACTTATATCAATAGAATTAGGTTTTTTGGGTTGTATAAGGTTTGTAAATTCGGATTGTTTTTCTTCCATGAGTGATTGAAAAGATTTTTGAGGTACATTTATTTCTTTATAAATGGTTATAAATTCATTTATAAATTTCTTATTTATATCGTTTAATTTCAGATTGTTACTATTATTAGCGGTGGTTCTTACATGTTCAGTAAATTTAGTTTTGATAGTATTTATATTTGAATTATTAAGAATTACAACACTTTCTGTTAAGGTTTCCCAAAGCATATTAATATTATTATCAGAGTCAAACATAATAATATTAATAATATAAAAAATTTAATTAAAAAACTTATTTCTTAAAGAAAACATTTCATCGTCGGTAATTCTTTCATTTACGAAGTATTCCGGGTCTTTGTTTTCAAGTAATGAAGTGATAAAATAAATAGAATATATTCCACACTCTGTGTTTTTTCTTTGGTGTTCTTTACTATTTTCTAATAATTCCATATTGCAATCAAATTCATCATTGCATTGTTCTTGTATTCTATTTAGTAATCTTTTTACTTGTATAGGTGTTTTATCGCCATTACTGTCAAAATAAAATATGAATTTTTTACGTAAATCTATAAATATGGAAACCCAATGCGAACCAGGCTGTGTATGTTTGTCTAGATTTAAAGATATCCCAATTTTATTAATATTTTGCTTGTTATAATTGGCTATATTAAAATGACATAGTTCGGGCCATACACATTCTCCATCATATTTAATTGTATCAAAATCAATAGGTGAAGAACCTATAAATGAAAAATTACCATGTAATTTTTCATAATGCGCCATTACATTTTCTATATCCGTACTAGACAACCATTCGCGAGGATTCTTATGCCATTTTTGCGGTCTTTCAGGAGAAAATGTATACAATAATAAATCTTCATCTATCTCATTTTTTTTAAAAAGTTCTGAAAGCCAGCATTTCTCATTTTTGCAGCTATGTTTAGTATATTCTTTCAATATACTCCAAACCTCATATGGGTCTTTTGATATTATTAATTTATCAGGATGTCGTTTATTCCAAGCCATTTTTATTTTATGTATATCATTTTCAGAATAACAAGAAAAGTCTGTTTTATCATGTTTACTTGGACTACATTGTAATTTAAATGTATAATTCTTGGGTTTTATAAGTTTTCTAAGTATTATCTTTGACCTTGTTTTTCTTGGCATTACTAATATAAATTTATATTATATTTTGGTAGCGTGTTGCTTAAATTTATCATCTTTAGGGTTAAATACTTTTGTAACAGGATAGTTTGGTTGTTGTTTGTTTTTTTTTCTTTTATTAACGTAATTAGTTAATTTAGTATCCTCGTTTTTTTTAATAATAAAATTATTTGTTCCACATATATCAAATAATAAATCGATATTAGTTTCGGAACCGAAACTAATATCGTCATATTCTTTTTGATAGGTATAAGTCATATCATTTGCATATAAATGCATAATACATTCATTTACATATTCGTTAAATGCTTTTTTTAATCCTATATTTTCAGTTTTTTCATCAAATAGCTTGGTTGTTAAATCAATGATGCGGTTTTTATAAAATTCCATATCATTGATCTCTGACGTCGTATCCATTTTATTATCAGGTTCATTATTGTTATTTCTTTGTATATTTTTATACACAGAAGGCTTGACTAAACATTCTAATGTAACTTTATTGATGTCCATTTATCTTAATTATTATTATTTAATTTAATTTAATACTTGTGTTGTTATTAAACATTTTATTATCTTTAAAATTCAACTTTGAGTTACTAGATTTAAATGAATCTTGATTAAATAGTAAAGAATGAGTATTATTTTCTTTTCTACCTACAACTTCAACATTATACAAATCACTATTGGATGAAGGAACATATTCTTTTTGATTACATTTTTGTAAAGCGAAGAACTGATTTCTTAAAATGGATTCTTGATCTATGTTAGTAAGAAATGTATTTGTCGGAGCTCCGTATGCAACAGGTAAAAAATCATTATTAACATTATACAATTTTCTATTATCTTGAGGTGTATTAACGTGTGGTCGTTCATCATTTATTTGCATAGTAGTATATTTAGTTTGTACGGGTCTTACGTCAAGACTAATTTGAGGTTGGAAGGATGGAATAAATCTTTGATATATTCTGTCATTAGTTTCAATGCGTCTAGTTGTGGCCATATAATATACTATAAGACATTATTTATACCCATTTTATTTTTGTGCGACCTTCTATTAAATTGCCAACTTTTCTTGGAACAATTCGCGGATCTTTTGTGCTATCAGTATAACTTTTAAAATCATATAGTTCGTCGGTCTCTTTATTTAATACATATTTTACGCCCTTAATTGTTGCATGACTGACTTTGAAAGTTTTCTTAACTTTATTAATTTTTGAAACACTATCATTTTCTTCTTCGTTTAAAGAAGGAACATAAGAGAATTTATCAGGCGCGGCATTTCCAAATGTATAACATGCTAAAGGTTCTTCAGAACCGGGTTTATAGTGAAGTGCGCAATCCATAGCGGTTTCTTTAACAGATATAAGTATTTGTTTTGTGATATCTTCTTTGATGCTAGATATTTCAAATAATGCTTCGTCACTGGTTAAAGGTATTTTAGAATCAATTTTACCTGTATCGTGTAATCTTAATTCTATTGATTTATCTTCTTGTAATTGTTTTTCTGAAAAGGTCATTAAATATAAGAAAACTTCTACTGACTGTAATTCTAATGGCAATTTATCATGACTGCATATACGTCGTGCTCTTCCTATAACCTGTTCGGTTCTTACGGGGTGCCAATAAGGTTCACATAAATGCACGAAGCGTACATTTTTCAAAGATATACCTTCAGCACCCGAGGCGGTAATCATGAAGACTTTAATAATCTCACCAATATTATTATTAGGAGCAATGGTTTCTATTGATTCCTTTATAGATTTTGGTATATCATCCCATTGATTATTGAATATTTTTCTGATAATTTCTTTTTCTTCGGATGTTTCGGTTCCTGTATATAAAACGAATTTAGGTTTTTGCATATCATCTTCCGTGATATCTAATACCCATTCATCTTCGGCATTTTTTTTTATTTTAAATTGAGAAAATCCATTTTCTTTTAATACCAAAGAAAATACGCCTACTCCTTCAATTGTTCTGAATTGACTATAAAACAAGTGCGAACCGATGTTAGTTTCATTAGTGATATTTTTAAGAATGCTTAAAAATTTTGGACTGTATGTTTCAAGGGCATCTTCCGTGAGGTACGTTCCTGTATTAGCCTCAAGCATTCTCAATGCGCTAGCTATTTTTTCGGGATAATTAGAATCGCTATTTGCTTTGATGTCACTTTTAACCGCATCTAAGTCATCTTTTTCATATCTGCCATCAATGTTTTCTATTTTCTCTTCTGCCTGAACGGCATCTAACGAGTCTTCATCTATTCCCTTAGACAAAGCTAATTTAATATTCTCCTGTAAATCATTTTTAACATCTTTGGGAATAGGGCGGTCAATTTCTTTTGGAAATACAAAATTGCAAAATGCTCTTGAGAATATTCTGTATGTAGACGCTCCGTCTTCATCAAACATGTTGTTATCAACCTTTGTTTTTTTCTTTTTTTTGTTTTTTGATTCAAGTTTTCTTTCCTCAACACGAGCATTTTCATATACACCAAATTGATAATCGCTTATTTCAACCTTAACTATTTTAAAGTCTTTTTCTCTTGAATATCTTGGCATTAATTTTTCTTGAGCACTTCTGTAATAAGATGTTAAACCAAGTATTCTCCTTTTGAATAAATTAACATTTTTAAGTAATCCATTATCGTCAATAAAATAATTTTTGAATGGTTCTAATGTATCAGGTAAAGCTGTATTATTAACTACGTCTATTTTAGATTTATCGACAAATATTTTTTTGGCAGAAAGAACCTGAGAAATAAGATTAATGAATTCGTCGTCGTTTAACTGTCCATGCTCATCTATACGTACACCGTTATAAACGGAGTCTTTTACGTTATTAATAAATCCAAATGGATTTTTAGTGACAACCAATATTTTTGAAGATGGTTTATATTCTATAAAATCAATTATGTTATTAATTTTTGATTCATCACTGAAAAGTTTTTTAATTGTATTAACACTAACTTTTGTTGTGGTTTTAATATCGAGTTGTATATTCCATGTTTTAATATAGCCCCTTAGAATATTGAATAATATTCCAATTTCGTTTGGATAATTAATAATGGGTGTTCCTGATAACATTATAAATCTACAATTTTCTGCGCGCATCATATATTCATAAAGTATAACTGATAGCGATTCCTTATTCTTTATTTTATTTACAATTCTGCTTACAAAATTATGAACTTCATCAATAATAACCACTTTATTGTCAAATGGATTAATTGTGAAATCTTGTGTAAATTCGGTTAGATGGGAACGTCTTAAACCATTATAGCTTACAAATTCGTATTTAGAGCGTATCATTTCGTTTAACTGTGAATCAAGGCTTTGTTTTTGGTCTGTTGTTAACTTATCAAAATTGGACTCTTTTTGTGTATTCACCAACCATGCACCTTTGTTTCTTTGAATATAGGTTTTTTCAATGGAAAGTACTTGAACGAGTGTATCAAGATATGCTGGATTTTCTTCTATACTTATAAATTCCCAAAATTGAGTTTTTTTGTAAAGAATATCACCACATTTTTTGAGTTCTTCAATATAATTTACTCTTAAGGAAGCCGGTGTCATAACCATGATTTTGTTTTTAGTTTTCATACCTTCTGCTATGGCTATCGAAGAGCATGTTTTACCTGATCCTAAGCCGTGATATAATAATATACCTCTGTAAGGAGTGTATAAATTCATATAATCTCTAACAATTTTTTGGTGTGTTAATAATGAGAATTCGTTTGAACCGTACACAGAATCGCAACTGACCGAGTCTTCGTTTGCATTAAGTTCAGTTTTATAAGGATCAAATAGTCCATCTATAAAATTTATAAAATTTTCACGGTTATTCATGTAATAATGTGATGAGGGTATTATGATATTAGGTTCCGGTTTAGGTAATCTTTTGGAAATTGGAACATCGTCAATAACTATTAAGCTTGGTGGTAGTTCTTCCAATGTTTCCATATCGGTTGTAGGTTTTAATGTATCACCAGTTATAGTATCTTTAATCACCAATTTTTTAGGCAATTTTTTAGTATTTCTCTTTACTTTAATAGTTATAGTCGGAGCAGCGGCAGCCGGAGTATCACCCGCATTATCAGTAACGAAAGTAGCATCACCCGCAGCATCACCCGCAGCATCACCCGCAGCATCACCCGCAGCATCACCCGCAGCAGGTGTTATAATTTTTAATTTTTTTGGCTTAGAACGTTGTGTAGTCCTAGGTGGTTTTGGTAGTTCCATGATTGGTGTGTCCGATGAAGATGGGTCCGGTGTCGGTTCAGGAACAGGTACCGTTGGAGGCATTATATCAGTGTTTTTTTTTAAGTTACGTAATATTGCGGTTCTATCGATTATATTTTCACCTGTTCTGTCTACTATTTTAGCATTAATGACGACATTTTTTTTAGCTACTGGTTTAACTCCTACAGAAGAAAATACTTTTGGATTAGGTTTTTTTTTCATTAAATCTAGAACTTTACTGTTCATTTATAAATTTTACATATATTAAAAGTTTATAAATTATTGTTAATAAGTTTAAGGGCTTTATCGCAAGCTTCTTGTTCGGCTTTTTTTTTTATTTTATGTTTGCTACTTGTTAAAAATATTAATAGTTTTGAAGAAACTTTTAAATATTTTTTTATATTTTCGAAGGAATTATATTTATCCCAATTATGTGCGTTTGAAATCTTAGTATCATGTATAGATTGTCCCAAACATACGTATACACCCATATCGTAACCCTGTTCACATGAATAAGATATCTCTAAATATTCAGGTGTAACCTTAAATTCTTTTTGTATTTTAACTTGAAGTATATTTTTATAATTATCATCATTATTAATTAAGCTTACCCAGTCAACGTGTTTTTCATATATAGTTTCTACAAATACTTGTGCAATCTGAAACCCTGGACCAGTTGTAAAAATATTTGCGAACCATTGATCCTCATCGTTAATTGTTAGTTTATTATAATCTAGGAATAAAGCACCCAAGAATGCTTCAAATAAACAACCTAATTTTTTTAAGTTTGTTCGTGTTTTTTTTTCTTCTGCATGTTTTGATATTATAAACCATTTATTTAAACCAATTTCCATAGCCAATTTACCGATAGCTTCATTTTTAACAAGAGCGATTTTTTTTTCGGTCATAAAACCTTCGTTTTCTTTAGAGAAACGTTTGTATAAATAATATTTTGTAATACACTCTAAAATGCCGTCGCCCAGAAATTCCAAACGTTCATTAGATTTTTGACGTAGTGACAGGCAATTATTAGGTTTTTCTGCGATTTTAATATTTTGTTCTATATTTTCTAGATATGGACGTTTTACATAAGACCGGTGAACAAATGCTCTTTGATACAATACTATATTGTCTATCTTAGGAGGCACACCGTATTTACAGAGAATAGATTGGATATCATCCAATGTAATCTCTTTATTGTTTGAGTTATACGGGTTAAATAGCATTTCTTCATTACCTATTTTTACTATATCATCATCATGATTGATTGATTTATTAATATCCATAATATCTATAATAATTTATTCTTAAATAAAAATAAAATATATACTAATAGTATAATGACTTCAAAAGCTATGCAAAGTGCTAGAGGTACTGGTTCAAACATGTGGACCAACCACGCAAATCAAGGAGGTAATTCAAAAGCTGGTTCAGCATCTACTCTTGGTAGATCGGTATTTATAACACGTGCAATATACAGAAACGTTATATGTTGTAAAGCAAACCTAAAATAGTTATTTAAAGATATATATATTTATAATTTTAAATGATAGAGGTATTAATTGACTATAGAGAAAAAGCACTTATAAAATTGTTAATTGACAAAGAAAAAGATTTTAATTTTAAACAATGTAATTTAGAATTAGGAGATATAGTATTCAAAGATGACAAAAATAACGAGGTACTTATTATAGAACGAAAAACATTAAATGATTTAGCTAGTAGTATAAAAGACGGTAGATATAACGAACAGTCAATGCGTTTAAATGCGCATCCATTGCACAATCATAATATTATTTATTTGATTGAAGGAGATATAAATTTTTATCACCCCCCACCATTACAAAATCCAGTAACAAGGGACGCATTGTATTCAAGTATGTTTTCTATTTTATATTTTAAAGGATTTTCAATAATAAAAACAAAAAATTTAACTGAAACATTGGAAACAATAGTAAGATTCTATAAAAAAATATGTAAAGAAGTAAATAAATCCGCGTATTATTCAACTACAAGTATAAACAATGATACAAGTATAAACAATGATATGGATTATGTAAATACTATAAAAACAAGAAAGAAGGACAATATTACGACAGACAATATTGACATAATAATGTTGTCGCAAATTCCAGGCGTAAGTTTAGCAATCGCTACTACAATTATAGAGACATATTCAAAATTAAGTAAATTAATAGATGCTTTAAAAAATGATGGTACTTGTTTAAATAATTTAAACATGATTGTAGCTTCGGGTAAAACAAGGCGTATATCTAAAACCGCAATAAATAATTTAATTAGATATTTAAAGATCTCAGATGGTGTATAATGTATCATTAACGTTTAATATAAATTTGCTAATAATATTTTTTATAAACATTGATTGATTACATCCAATACTATTTTGCCTATATTTGTGTTTAAAAATAAGATCAATTATATTGAAGTATGATTTTTTTATAAATTTATTATATTTAACTTCTGATAAATGTAAGAATACATTTCTTAACTCAGTCATAAGTCGTTTTTTGTTTAGTTTTATAACTGAATATTCATTTGGAATATACCGCGCACGGATATCCATATAATATGGTCGTGCGAGTGATGGTGGTGGTGGAACAATTATACTTTTAATTGTATTATAAGGCATATATTTGTATAATTCCATTAGTATTAATTAATATAAATATTTATATTAATTAAATCAATTTATTTTATCGGGAAAAATACTTTTAGATCTACCTTCTCCCGCCCAGCAAGTATGCATCGCGTTAACGGTGTTTTTTTTACAGTCAGTTTCAAAAAACTTATCAAGATGGTTAAATTGTCCTATATATTGATTGTCTTTATCAAACCCTTGATAATGTAAATTATTCTCGCCATTGTTATTTGCGTCAATAATATCAGAAATAGGCATTTTTTTATTTTCAGGAAGGTCTATATTATCAAATGGTGAATCTTTAATTTTATATATTTCCGAACCTTGCGCGTCGTAATGTTTTTCAAAGTAAAGAACAGGACATTTAATACCAACACCATTTTGCCAATTTAAAAATTCTACATATTCTTCTAAATTATTAAATCTTATAGGGTTAACGCCTGGTATTTTTGCTTTATTTGAATTTAGTAATTGCAGTCCATCTCCGTTTTGAACCAGTAAATCAGGACAATCAGATTTACTGTAAAACCCGTCCTTAAACGATTTGCTTGTGTAATGACATGAAACATATAATCCTAATAAGAAAATCGTAATTCCGACTATCAGATTTGTAATTAACATATATATATATAATCTAATATATTATATATATTATATATATTAGATGCGTAGTTTAGATTTACAAGGATCAAATAGTGATCTTGAAAGATATAATTATAAATTAGATCAAAATCAACCAATTATAGCAAAATTTCATTCTACTAGTTGCACGGCTTGTAAAGCGATTGAGAAATCATGGATTGAATTACCAAAAGTAATCAAAGAAATGGGTTATGATGCTAAAAAATATGACATAGCAAATATAAATGTTGATAGATTAAATAACAATAAATTACATGGTTGGCAGAATATACGTTATGTTCCAACCATCGCAAATATTAATGGTAATAAAGCAAATATTTATAATGGCGACATGGACACTTTAAGTATTGCGCAATTTATTATAAAAGAATATAAAATACCTAGACTAAGAAATCGTATTCCTTACGGTGGTAAAAATAGAACAAAAAAGAGAACAAAAAAGAGAACAAAAAAGAGAACAAAAAAGAGAACAAAAAAGAGAACAAAAATAATAAAGCATAAAAAAAAACGAGTTTGATAGTCACAGGAAACGATGCAACTCGTTAAGTACATCTGGTAATACTTCTATTGAAAAATTATTATCCTCGTCGTCTGTAATATTGTAGTCATTGTCATCATCCGCACCATCATCAGCACCATCATCCGCACCATCATCCGCACCATCATCCGCACCATCATCCGCACCATCATCCGCAACATCATCTGCACCATCATCCGCAACATCAGCTGCATCATCTACACCATCATCCGCACCATCATATGCATCATCTGCATCATAATTCGAATCATCCGAAACATCGTCCCCATCATTGATAGTAAATTCGGTTATAATATCGTCTTCATTTGTTAAATCAATAACATTTGAAGATATATCTAAGGATTGAAAAATATTAGGTAAAAGTCTAACGGGGTGCACAGCTCGGTTGCGGTTATTAGTGTTAGATGCGGCCCATTCAAAACGACTTGGAATTGGTATATTATTAATATTAATTGAATTAAAATTATTTTTAACAATTAAATTATATTTTTCATTAATACGTGGACATGCTGTAAAAATAAATGTTCCTTTATTTTTGTTTGTACTAAAATATTTTCTACCAAACTTCGGATTTTCTATAAAAAAGCCAGTTAATTTTTTGTAAAGCATATGTTTTGTATTAAATTTTTTGTTAAAATTTAACGTAAATAACGTGTATAGATATAGTTCAACAAAAGGTTTAAATATTTGAATCAATCTACTATTTGGTATTTTTTCATGCATTAATTCAAAATTATATTTGTTTGCGTGACCTATTATTTTGCCATCATTAAACATCTTTCTCATTTCTTTAATTAATACGCGTTCTGAGCTTGTATTAATATATTTTTTAATTAACATATCTCTTAGTATAGATTCGTTGTTATTATTAAAAGTTATAATATTAAAATCACTAAGTAAAAACAACTGAAATAAAACGGGCATTATAAATGTGCTATTTTTAATAGCGAAATATATATTATATAGATTATGTTTTGAAAATTCTAGATTAGTATATGGATTTCTAATAGGTTTTGGATCTGAATAGAAATGTTCTATTTTATCTAATAGTGAATTGTTAATAATACAAATTAAATCGCCAAGTTTAAATTCATATTTAACATTATTTTCAATAAGCATAAATTTTAAAATATGTTTTGTATTCTTTATCGGATAAAGTGACAAATCAAAATTATTGTTGATTGTCATTTTATTAAATTTAATCTGTTTAGCCAATTTTTTCAAATTATTGTAATAATATTGTGCCTGAGAGAATATTTTAAGACAATTATATTTATCGGTTTCATTGATAAATATGTTATTAAAAACATTATTTTTAAAATGTGTTATTTTATTTTCTTTAACCGATAATAACAAACACAAAATACCGGTATATGTTTTTTTTTCTTCACCCATAAATGATTTATTAACAACGTATTCTATTAATTCATAAAAAAATGATTTATTATAATGAAACATAATCAATGATATATATATTATAATAAATCTATTGTATTTAAGCAAATTTAGAAACTTATATTGTAGTCGTCGTCATCTACATTTTCTTTTGAATTAATGTTAGCAATATTATTTTGTATAACAATATTAGAAGAACTACAAATATCATCTGGATTTTCAATACCACCTAACGCATCGTCTATATCAGTTGATTTAGCTTCAAATGTTTCCGGTGTGATATTTCTCATTTCATCAATATCTAACATAACATTAAACGAACTTGTGCCGAAATACCCCTCTTGACCACACATAATATTGGCAGAGACACCACGCATATGATCAAGTTCAGCGTGTCGCGCAGCTTTTAAAAACATTTCAGGTGTTTCTTCGAATGATGCTTTTGCAAGGGGACCAATGTCATCATTATTAATTCCGTGTCTAAACATAGAACACAATTTAATAGATCCTGTCATTCTGTCACAAAGAAGATCCATGTGATGAGAATTGATGTATGCACCATCAAACTCAATAACCTCAGCCAATTCATTGTAAATAGATTGTCTTACAGCTTCAATTCCAAATAATTTGTATATTTCTATAATATCATTACTATAAGTGCGTGTTTGGTCAATAAAGTCAAGCGAAATTACATCCAGTAAGTTAGTTCCAACCGTATCCAATACCCATATTTCTTCTTTTTTAAAGTTTCCTTCATCGTAAACAACATTGTCAGTTATTTTTCTAAGAACTACTTTTCTAATATTCTTAACACCTTTTAATACTATGGAGTTAAGCAGTTTTTCTTGAAAATTTTTCAATATGTATATATCATCGGATTGGTCTAGCGTCTGTTTTTTATTTTTTTTATTTTGTAATATATTATTCATTCTAATACGCATTACAAGATTATTATCGTTAAAATCTGAATAAACACACGATATTTCATCTTTATAACCATTTTTTATAACATAATTAACGTCATACATATTTATGTTTTTATCAAGCATACTTTCTTTGTTAAGCGTAATTCTTAATACCCATTTAGAATTATTAGATGAGTCGTCTCCATATGAATCGTCAATACATTCTTTCATTATATCTTGAAACTCTTTATGTTGTGACAACAAGACTCTATCTTCTTCAATCAATGTATTCATATCATCGGGATCAAACAAAATCTCCACACATTTTGTGATGTCATATAATTTAGTGTGTTCCAATATATGTATGTATTCTTGGGCTTTGTTTTTATTGGTTTGTTCATGCTCTTTTAAATAAACGGTGATGGATGGATTTTTAGGATTTTCAGACAAAGACAATATTTCCTCAATACGCGGAACACCTCTTGTTACGTTAGATTTACTTGCAACACCAGCAAAATGAAAGGTATTAAGTGTCATTTGTGTAGTAGGTTCTCCAATTGATTGCGCTGATATCATACCGCACATGTCTCCTGGTGGAATAATGGATCGCTTATATTGCAATATAATAAATTCTACAAGAGAAATTAAAGATTTACGATTAAAATGTTTAACAATCAATAAATCATTTGGATAAAGATAATAGTAATACATTGTTTTAAACAGTTCTGTTGGTTTGTAGTAATAGCTATTATTTAGTTTTTCAATTCCTTCTTCAATAATATCAAACGCCTCAATCGGTGTTATATCAGATTTAGAAGTAGATACTATATTTACTTGGTTCTTAATGTTATTAATGATATAACTAAACGCAACAGGTGTATGAACGGTAGTATTATCAGTATTTTTAAATATGTATTTTATAATTTCAGACCGTTTTTCAATGATGTAATCAATGTATTGTTTTTCTTTTTGTTTAAGATTTTTCTGTTGTTTATACCGCTTTAACGCTTGCGGTGTAAAGGTTAATTTGACAAGGTCATTGTCAACCGGGAATGTGAAATACATATATATTTCATCCAAAGACATTTTACAGATAGGTATTTGTTGATTTTCTACTTTTGTAGTATCCATATTATCATCACCGTATTTAAACTGTACGACTTTCCCTTTGTTGTTTCTTACTGTTCCGTCGTATGCGGCGTATATATCTTCCATACCTTTAATTAGCCTTCTTTGAATGTAACCTGTCTGAGATGTTTTTACTGCTGTATCTATAAGTCCAACACGGCCACCCATAGCATGAAAGAATAATTCCTCGGGGGTTAGACCTTCTATAAATGAATTTTCAACAAAGCCACGCGCGTTAGGTGAATCATCATATTTTGTAAAATGCGGTAGTGTTCTGCTGTCAAATCCATATGGAATTCGTTTTCCGTCAACATTCTGTTGACCCAAACAAGATATCATTTGTGATATATTAATATCACTACCCTTTGAACCGGCATTAACCATAATAACAAAACGATTATCTGAAATTAGACTTTCTTTACCAATCTTACCTGCTTTTGCATTTGCTTCATTAAGAATATTATTAATTCGTGTTTCAAATTCTTCTACATTTGTTTTACCAGTGTTATTCTCAAACACACCAAGATGTGTTTCGTCTATAAGTTCTTTCACTTCGCGCTTTTTATCAATAATTACTTGAGAAATTTTATCATTAGTTTTCTTATCTGCAATCAAGTCATATATTCCAACACTATACCCACTTAGTTTCATGTATTCATTCACAATAAATTGGATATTATCCACAAAATTAGCTGATACCATAGGAGAATAATCATTATATATTCTTTGAATGAGACCTTTTGAGCCTGACCCCAATACGCTTTTATCTATCTGACCTCTGATATATTTACCATTTTTAATTTCAAGAATATTATTACTAACTTTTTTATCTTCAGAATCTTTAAACGCTTTGGTTTTTTGATACATAGAAATAGGTGGAATAATTTGTGATAGCAAATCAAAATTTGTCACCATATTTTTTTTTGAAAAGATAGATTCATCAAACGAGTTAATATTAACCAACATGGACATAGCATCCCTAGGTGTAAAATTAATATTTTCTCTTGAGAAACGATAACATCCAAGTAAAGAATCTTGGAATATACCGATTATAGATTGATTATTTGCTGGACTAATTATTTGATATGGAACAGCGGCAAGATTTCGTAGTTCAGTTTCGGCTTCTACATCTTGTGGCATATGCAGATTCATTTCATCACCATCAAAATCAGCATTATATGGTTTTGTGCAACCAACATTCATCCGGAAAGTATCGCCTTTTGGTAAAACCTTAGCGATGTGACACATCATACTCATTCTATGAAGTGTAGGCTGTCTGTTAAATAGAATGGCATCACCATCCATCATATGTCTATGAACAACATCACCATTTTGTAGTTTAATTGAATTTCTGTCTATGTATCTTAAAGAAATATTATCGCCATTTTTCTTTTCTAATATTTTAGCACCTGGATAGAAGTCAGGACCATTTTGTACGAGTTTTAATAAGAAACCTTTATTTTTATCATTAACATATACTGGTTTTGTAATATTCTTTGCAACTTTAAGAGGAATACCCAATTCTTTAATAGATAAATTAGGGTCAGGTGTAATGACGGAACGAGCACTAAAATCGACACGTTTTCCCATTAAATTGCCTCTTACACGACCTTGCTTTCCACTAAGACGCTCTTTAATGGCTTTCAGTTGTCGTCCGGAACGTTGGGCAACGGATGCTACACCAGGAATCTTATTATCTACCATTGTTGCAACATAATATTGTAGAACCATCGCCCAATCTTCAATAACAGTCGCGGCAGCGTTTTGCTTAATTTTTTCTTCAAGTGTTTTATTAGCTTTTATAATATTTACTAGAATATGACTTAAGTCATCCTCACTTCTTTGTTGTGCATCGTGTTTTACTGATGGTCTTACTGACGGCGGTGGTACGGCCAACACTTGGCAGATCATCCAATCAGGTCTTGAAAATACTGAACTAAACCCCATAAAATTCACATCTTCATCAGAAATTCTTCTAAATATTTTTAACACCATTTCAGGCGTTAGTTTCATTGTTAAATTGTCCGAAGTTTGATCTGTCATTCCTTCCATGGTTTCCCATTCTGCAAAAATGGTTGATAGCCCTTCTTTTTTAATTTTTATTGGTTGTCGGCACCCGCAGCCATCACTTGTGCAATCACCGCAACGTTTTACCTTACTTGCCAGAGCAAATACGGCGGACCATTTTTTTTCACTACTATGATTTAGCAAAGCTTTATGTATTTCTTTACTAATTAACAATTTGCTACATTTAATACATACACACCTCAACACTTTTAGAATTGTAGTCAAATACTGTATGTAATATACAGGTTTTGCTAACTCCATATGACCAAAATATCCAGGTGTATTAATATAATTGTGTCCGTCGGTTGGACATATAAAACCAGGCTCTAAAACACCCATTCTTGGGTCAAATAATCCATTTATTACAGGTTTTCCATTTACAAATGTATCACGCGATGTAATATTTGCTACTGATAATTTTCTAATTTCTTCTGCGGACAGAATACTAAACTGGATACCTATAATTTTGGAACATTCGTGATTTTTCTCCATAACCTCCTTATATTTATACAATAATATTTAGATTGTTTCAATTTTATAATTATAATTATAAATTGAAACAAAATAATATAAATATTTTTCACAAGTAAATAAATATGAGTAGTAACAAAGATAACAAAGATAATAAAAAGGGTGCCAAATCACGATACGATCTTAGAAATAAAAAAGATGATAAAACTAAACTAAAAAAAGGGTCAAAAGATCCGGATTCTGAATCAGAAGAAGGAGACACCTCAGACGAAGAGATAGATATGAAAGAATATCGCAAACTATTGTCTAAGATGTTTCCTTCTAAATATATGAAAGAGAAAACAAAAAAATCTAAAAGAAAACATATTAAAGAAGACGACAACGAAGATGACGAAGATTATGAAGATGAAGATGAAGATGAAGATGAAGATGAAGATGAAGATGAAGATGAAGATGAAGATGAAGATGAAGATGAAGATTTAGAAGATATTATTAAAAAGAAAGGCGATCATTTTAATATAATTTTTACAATTGGAGGTAACAACGAAAAATACGACGAAGACGACGACGAAGACGACGACGAAGACGACGACGAAGACGACGAAGACGACGAAGACGACGATGACGACAAAGACGACGACAAAGACGACGGTGACGACAAAGACGACAAAGACGACGACAAAGACGACGGCAAAGACGACGGCAAAGACGACGGCGACAAAGGCTACAAAGGTAAAGGTAAAGGCAAAGGCAACGAAGTTGATAAAAAAGGAGTAAATAAGATTGACGATCTTAATTTCCTTACAAATATTAGAGATGTTATTAAAGAAAATAAAAAAAAGGGTAAAATAAGTAGTGTTTTGAAGGATTATGAGGAATGTATCAATGACGATATTAAATGTATTAAAAATAAAGAAAGAAAGAACGAAAGTAAAGTTAAAAATAAAAATTACAAAAAGTTTAATAAATTGGTAAGAAGCAAAGATGTATTAAATGATTTTAAATATTTTAAAAAAATGAGTGTAAATGATCAATTAAATGTTATTAAACAATTAAAGATGGTGAGCGGTATATCAAGTTCAACCAAACCATATCGTATTTCGTTGCTTGAATCAGATATGCCAGATTTATATAAGTCAATTGCGTTGCGTAAAATAAATACATTAAAGTATATGGCTCCAGGTGAAGGAGAATATAATAAAGTGAAGAATTGGGTAGATACATTTATGCAAATTCCTTTTAATAAATATTGTAATTTGCCGATCAATATTTCGGACGGAATAGAAAGATGTCATGATTTCATGGAACAAGCGAAAAGTAATCTTGACGCGGCTGCATATGGTCTAAACGATGCCAAGATGCAGATTATGCAATTTATAGGTCAGCTTATATCAAATCCTGCATCGGTAGGAACTGCTATAGCTATTAAAGGTCCTATGGGTACTGGAAAAACTACTCTTGTAAAAGAAGGTATTAGTAAAATTCTAAATAGACCATTTGAATTTATTGCATTGGGTGGCGCCACAGATAGTAGTTTTCTGGAAGGTCATTCATACACATATGAAGGTTCAACGTGGGGTAAAATAGTTGATATTCTAATTAAGAGTAAATGCATGAATCCAGTTATTTATTTTGACGAGCTTGATAAGGTAAGTGATACACCTAAAGGAGAAGAGATTATTGGTATCTTGACACATTTGACAGATGCTACACAGAATAGCGGATTTCACGATAAGTACTTTTCAGAAATTGATTTTGACCTAAGTAAGGTATTGTTTATATTTAGTTATAACGACGAGGATAAGATTAACCCAATTTTAAAAGACAGAATGTATCGTATTCAAACGAATGGATATGATAGTAAACAGAAGACGATCATAGCAAACAATTATCTTGTTCCTAAAGTAATGAGTAATGTAAATTTTAATAAAGAAGACATTATTATTCCACAGGATACGCTTAAATATATTATGGATAATTATACAAATAAGGAAAAAGGTGTAAGAAATCTTAAAAGATGTATTGAAATTATTTACACAAAAATCAATCTATATAGATTGATGAAACCTGATACCAATCTATTTGAGGAAGATGTGTCACTCAGTGTTACATTTCCGTTTACGGTAACAACTGATATAGTACAAAAGCTAATAAAGAAGGAAGAAAACGATGAATATTATAAAAATTTCTACATGTAACCTATGCATTCCAAGAACTAGAATTAAATGGTGATATGGTTATATTATTAATATTATTTTTATAATATTGTATTTTTTTATTGGTTATTTTATCTTCTGCATTTTCAGGATGTAATGTTAAATTATTCATATAATCTATATTTAATCCATTAATGGTAGGTTTGTATCCATAACAGTTAGCACCATATTTATTACCTTCACTGGCTATGAAACCGCCATTTATACCTGGTCTTCCGCAGCTGTTTTTATGTTCACCTTTTTTTTGTAGTTTATGCCATGTAGAGTACTGTGTTGGAAACAGTGCCATTTGCTTGTCGGACCATCCGTAACTACACCATTCGGCACCACTCTTATATGCATCGTCAATATTTTTAATAGTGGCCAGCTCGGCGTCATATGCATTGCAAACAGATTTAGCATCTTCATATGTGTATATATTTTCAGGTAAATGAAATACTTCCTTCTTTTTTTTAATTATATTAGGTGGTGTTTTTTTTTCATTTTCAATTATTATATCAATTTCTGGATCAGCATTTTCAATACCTGTTAGTTTAGCACTTATATTAATGCCAAGTATATAATTAATTATAACCATTGTCATTACAACAAGACTGAAAGCTATTAT